AGAGGCTTTGTACCAGGAAGCGATAGCTGCGATGAGGAAATATTCTGGAACGATAGGGGAAGGGAAAGAATGAGGACATATTCAGAACTCATAACAATTCCTACTTTTGAAGAACGCTTTCGGTATGTGAAGCTAGACGGAAGAGTTGGTGAAGATACATTCGGGTTTGATCGGTATTTCAATCAGCGACTATATTCTTCACCAGAATGGAAAGAAATCAGACGTAAGGTTTTGGTCCGCGATGAAGGCTGTGATCTAGCAATTCCGGATCGTGAGATATTCGGAAAGATCATTGTTCATCACATGAACCCAATGACGTTAGCCGATATAGAGGATCACAATCCGGACATCTTTGATCCGGAATTTCTTATCACAGTCTCGAAACGTACTCACGACGCGATTCATTATGGAGACGAGTCAATTTTAGTGGAATCAAAACCTACGATTAGAACTAAGAACGACACCGTTCCTTGGAGGTAGAAAATGCCTAGGAAAAAGAAGACAGAAACTGTCAGATTTAAAGAAGTTATTTGTCCTGCTCTAAATGTTAGGGCTAATCCGTCAACTAATTCGCTCATTCTTAATACTCTTATCAAAAGCGAGATAGTTGAATGCGATCCAAACTTTAACGACCCGGAGTGGGATCATATTATAGCAAGAGTCAACGTTGAAGGTTACTGTATGAAGCAGTTCTTATCGCCGCTATCGCCAGACAACACAGCGGCGCTTGATGCGGCGGCAGCAAGAGTTATTCATATCGGTGTACCTAAATGTGATTCAGTAATTGAAGAGGAGGCCAAAGATGGCGACAAAGAAAATTAAGTTTGGAAGAATTGTTGATTGTGAAGAAGCTAAAGTTCTTGACTCGCCAGAAATAGGTTCTCCTATAGTTTGCCAGATCAAAGCCGGAACAAGAATTGTAATCCTTTCAAAGCCTAATAAGAAATTTATTGGCGTTGGAGTATCGCATTCTGTTCTTGGTTTTGTGGAAAAAGAATATGTTAAGGCAGAGTGATGAACTATGTCAGTTATTCTAAATGATGTTAAGAAGATGATAGGACCATCTGAGATCTATGACCAATTTGACAAAGATATTATTATACATATCAATTCGGTTTTTAATACCTTACAGCAGCTCGGTGTTGGCCCAAAAGAAGGTTTTGCTATTACAGAAGATGGCGAAGAAGAATGGGACGATTTCGTAGAAGGGATAGAAGAGTCGAATCTATTCCAGATGGTCAAAAGTTATATTTATCTGAAAGTGAGAATGCAGTTTGATCCGCCAACTGGGTCAGTTGCGTCAACATTTCAAGAACAGATAAAAGAATACGAGTGGCGCTTATCCGTTGCGCCAGATACAGATTGGAGCAAATGATGAGTATATTAAGTGCATTGAAAGCTAAAGGAGCTAAAGGTAAGAATATTGAGGAGGCCGTAAAGACTCTTCCGATTGGAGGAGGATCTGGCGGCGGTGGAGTATTAGTTGTTGGTGTAACTGTGGATGGTTCAACAGGCACACTGACCAATACTTGGCAGGAAATACACGATGCGCCTATAGCCGTTGTTAATATGCCAAGTGGTGATCTTAAGGTTTTAGCAATATGTACAGAAACAAATCATGCAGGGGATGATGATTACCAAGTGGGTGTCACGGCGATGTCGTATCCAGATAATGTACGGCTCGCATTTGGTGCTACATCCGCTGATGGCTATCCAAGCGCAACAATGGGAACAATGGACCAACCCTCCACTCCAGAAGCGTAGTTAATAGGGAGAAAGAATTATGACAATAGTAGAAGAAATCGATAAGAGATCAAATAGACCTCATAGGTCTAAAAACATAGTTGATGCTTTGAAGTATGCGTACGATCTTGAGGAGACACCTAGGAACATTGGGGACGCAATAAAGAAATCAGCGGGTGGTTCGCCTACTCCAACTGAAGGTTCCGGTTCACTTAATCCAAAAGGTAATGACGACACCGTCAATAAATAGCAAGTACTTCAAAATGGGAGAATAAACAATGTCACTTTCTAATACGGCGACCCCGTACTATTATGGTCAATTTCGGGACGCCGTACTTAGAGGCGAAATACCCGTTAACCGCGAAATCTCTATGGAGATGAATCGAATAGACGACCTGATAGCTAATCCGGGGATTTATTATGATGACGAAGCGGTTAATGGGTTCTTTTCATTTTGTGAAGATGAGCTGACTCTTACAGATGGCTCTGATCTTCATCTTTTGGATTCGTTTAAGCTATGGGCCGAACAGATTTTTGGCTGGTATTATTTTGTTGAAAAGTCTGTATACGAGCCTAATGCTGACGGACATGGTGGGCACTATGTCAATAAGATGGTTAAGAAACGACTTATCCATAAACAGTATCTGATAGTAGCAAGAGGTGCGGCTAAGTCTATGTATGCGGCCTGCATTCAAGCATACTTTCTAATTATGGACTGGTCTACTACCCACCAGGTTACTACAGCTCCTACAGTAAGGCAGTCCGATGAGGTCATGTCTCCTATAAGAACTGCAATAGTAAGGTCTAGAGGACCTCTCTTTCAGTTTCTTACAGAAGGCTCGATTAATAACACAACAGGGTCTAAAGCTGATAGGGTCAAGCTGGCATCTACTAAGCTTGGAATTCAGGACTTCATAACCGGTTCGCTTTTGGAGTCAAGGCCTATGAGGATAGATAAGCTTCAGGGCCTTAGATGTAAGATAGCGACCGTTGACGAGTGGCTTTCTGGAGACGTTAGAGAAGACGTTGTCGGTGCTCTTGAGCAGAGTGCCGCTAAGGGTGAAATGGCAGACGATTATCTTATCGTTGCTACAAGTTCTGAAGGAACTGTGCGAAACGGATCCGGCGACACCATTAAGATGGAGCTGATGAAGATTCTTAAAGGTGAGTATGTGGACCCACATACTTCGATATGGTACTACAGGCTTGACGATGTTAAGGAAGTAGCGGACCCGTCAAAATGGGAGAAAGCTAATCCAAACATAGGAAAGACAGTAAGCTATGAGACCTATCAACTTGACGTTGAGAGAGCCGAGAATATTCCGGCAGTAAGGAATGATATTTTGGCAAAGAGATTTGGTATACCTATGGAAGGTTATACCTATTTCTTTACATATGAAGAGACGCTGCCGCATAGACACAGGACGTACTGGTCTATGCCATGTGCTCTTGGTGCAGACTTGTCGCAAGGCGACGACTTCTGTGCGTTTACTTTTTTATTTCCACTTCCTAGTGGCGAATTCGGGGTAGTGACGCGAAGCTACATAACGTCACTTACCCTGATGAAGCTTCCGGGGGCCATGAGACAGAAGTATGATGAGTTTACGCAGGAAGGAAGTCTTATTGTCTTGGACAGCACAGTTCTTAGCATGACAGATGTTTATGACGATCTTGACAAGTTTATTGCTGATTCTCAGTTTGATGTACGGTGTTTTGGCTTTGACCCATACAATGCAAAAGAGTTTGTTGAGAGATGGGAAAGTGAGAATGGCCCGTTTGGAATTGAGAAAGTAATCCAGGGGTCCAAGACAGAATCGGTTCCTCTAGGTGAGCTCAAGACTTTAGCAGGAGAACGGATGCTCTTGTTTGACCAGAGTCTTATGGAGTTTACCATGGGGAACTGTATTACTATCGAGGATACTAATGGAAACAGGAAATTACTTAAGAGGCGGCATGATCAGAAGATCGATAATGTGGCAGCTATGATGGATGCTTATGTGGCTTATAAAGCTAATATAGATGCGTTTGAATAAGATGGATGATTATTTGCAGCATTATGGCGTCAAAGGTATGAAGTGGGGTGTAAGGAAAGATAGGAAACCAATCCTATTTGTATCCGGATCTTCAAAGACAGAATTTAAAGAATCGGTATATTATCGAAGGCAGCTTCCAAAGCCTGTTCGGGAACGATTGGACATGGCTATGAAGACTAAGATGGATGTTGTTATTGGAGACGCCCCTGGAATTGATCGCCAAGTACAAAGATATTTGAATAGAAAAAAGTACGAGCAGGTAACCGTGTATGGTCCTGGAAAAAGTGTAAGGTATAGCGCTAATAAGAGTTGGCGCACCAAAGCTATAGATGCTCCGGAATTCGAAATAGGTTCAAAAGAATGGTTGGCCAAAAAAGACATTGAAATGGAAAAGGTTTCTACAGAGGGGCTGGCTGTTGTATTGGATGAAGGTTCTGGGGCTACTAGAAGAAATGTTGAAAGGCTTATTAAACATCATAAGAAAGTTTCAGTTTACCAACTGAGTAAACGAGGAAGTAAATACGATAAGTTTATATAATGCGTTTTTAGCATCTCTGTTAGGCTTCCTGAGATATGGTCCTTTTTATTTGGTCATATTTTGGGAAGCTTAATAGAGATGCTAAATGTATTGGAGATTAAAATGTATTACGAAGCAATAGACCGGTGGAGCTCCCCCGATCCATATTTGGAGCACCACGGTGTTAAAGGCATGAAGTGGGGAGTACGAAAAGATAAGTATTCAGTCGGAGGTATTAGGGCTAGGATAGCAACTTATCAAAACAAAAAAGTAGATAACAGTTTTAACAAATGGAAAAAGAATTCGGATCTTAAGAAGGATGCGATAGCGAAAGGCAAAACAGCCAACGAAGCAAGAATCCGATACGAAACTGATAGATCTAAAGAGAACAAGAGAGCATATAAGGCCGCAAATAGAGAGTATAAGAAGGCTTTGAGAAAGAATACAACCTGGAGAAAAGGCGATATTCGAAAAGAAGTCGGATCTGATTTGTCAAGGAAATATCTAAAGCTATCTAAAAGTACTGATAACGCTAAAGATAAAAAACGCTATCTCAACCAATATAATATTGAGCGGGCTAAAGCTCGAAGGGCCCCTGAAGTAGCTCAAAGAAGATCACGTAGAATAGCTTCGATTAAAAGAGGAATGACGATAACTGTTAAGGCTGCTGTGGTAAGCGGCGTTATATCGATTGGCATTGCAGCGGCTAACAAAAAAGGTCTGATAGACGTCAATAAAGAATCCGTAAGTTACGCGATAAAGAAGGGAATAGAATATTCCAGATATTTGTATTAGTGAGGTAAAGAAATGTACGCAGCTATTGATGATAACAACTACTATTTAGCTCACTATGGCGTAAAAGGTATGAAATGGGGAGTACGAAAGCCAATAGAACTTGTCGGCAATCGCATGCGTCGTAGATTCAAAAAACTCGATACTAGAAGGAACCGGCGTCGGCTTTCTGTGGCCGGAGCGGTTATAGGTGGGGCAGCAGCATTATATGCCGTTAATAGATTGGGTGGCGGCAGAAGCATTGGGCTAGTTTCCGGTATGACTAAAGCCGCTATAAAGACAACTATTAGCGCTGGGAAAGCTGCAGTTCCAAAAATAATGCGATCATCTGTTTCCATTGGTAAGAAAGCTTTACCTGCATCTGCCAAGGCTAGTATGAAAGTCGGCAAATTGTTCGTTAACCAAACTGTTCATCAAGCAAAAACTTTTAAGACTAAGTATGGTAAAAAGACTGTTTCAAATGCAAAGATACTTGGAAAAACTTTTGCTAAGAATTTGATTTTGCATTCGCGGGTTAACGTGAGGGTCGATAATCAAAGGAGCGAAGATCTAGGTAAATCGTTTATCACAGACTTAAAAGTATCCTACAAAAAAGATAAGCAATACAACAAGAAAGTTGCTAGAGCAGA